ACTTTTTCATCTAACCCAACTTTGAAATCCTGAATATCGGAAGTAAAATTGAATTCTGTATGAACCCAATATGAATGACGAATTGCATCAACATATTCGGCCAAAGTTGGATACTCGTAAGGTCTCAAATTAACTCTCTTCTGAAAGATATTTGGTCTTTTCTTTAACCGGAAAGAGATATATTCTTTGGCTAGGTCGTTAAGTCCTTCATCCATAAGGTGGTTTTCCACCATATCGTCGATTACATCAACCGATACCTCTTTACCCTTGTACTTAGTGTTAAGATTATATGTGATCGAATTTGCAATTGAATGATAAAGTAAAAAGTCAGGTTCCATTCCAGCACTTGTGGCTGTCTTTGTTATAGCGTTAGCTATTTTAGATTGAGTAAAAGTTTCTTTTGTTCCGTTGCGTTTGATCACGAAATCCATATATCTTTATATATTTAAAAGTTGATAAAAATAGAAGATCCCTTTGGCTATACCACCTCCGGGACGTGGTAATAAATATAATATATATTCCAGTTTACCATCAACTTTTTTTAAATTTTTTCAAATAATTTTGTTAACTGTGCCTGATGTAGTACAAATGGTGTGCCTCCTTGTGTTGTGGTTTCGTCATCCATATCAGCTTTACCTTCAAATGTAATATGGCCATTATTTGTATCCATTTTTACATTATAGGTCATACCATCTTGGCCGTATCTATTTTTCATTACGTGCACCCTACCGGTTCCTAATACCTTGTCTTCTTTTTGTCTGGATAGAGAAAGACAAATGTCGGCAACCATCATTTTATCATATGATCCTGCTGCTTTATCTCCTTCTATGACTGAATCTTTAGCTCCCATTCGATTAACTTGAGAAGGGGTTAGAATCGGTATTTTCATTTCTTTAGCCAGGCCTTTAGTCGCGATAAATACGTCGTCGATTTCGTCTTTTCTTTCACTAAATCTATTTTTAGACGGAGCTTTGAGGTAATCCACATAATCAATAATAACCAAATCAGGCTTGTGACCCATGTCGATACTTTTCTGGATATGCGCTTTAATAGTGTTGACTGATGCTGATTTTGGTGCATATTCTTTTACAATTAATTTTCCTTTTAAATTATCAACAACCGCTTGAACTTCTTTACGGTGCTTGTTTACTTCGTCGATAGAATACCCTGTAAAATAACAGTCAAATCTCTTACCAACGTAATCTTCACCTAACTCCAGGGTGTAGTAATTAACTTTATAACCCAGTTGAACAGCATGCGCAGCAATCGCCACCATAGTCCAAGACTTACCACCACCAGGGTTACCAAATACAATAGCAAGGTCCCCAGGGCCGAACCCACCTTGAATACCATCATTAAGGATAGGCCAAGGAGAAGGAATAGTAGGACGGTAATCCACACGATAACGTGTTTCAATATCTTTATTATATTCATGACCAATATTTTTATCCATTCCGGCTTTCATAGCCTTTTCAATCATATTTCTGATTCCGTCAAAATCTCCTTCTTTCAAGAGATCGGCTGAGTTTAGGATAGCCTGTTTCATCTCTTGATTTTTACAGAAGGTTGTGAATTCCTCTTGAACGTATTCTAGATCCTCTTGTGAGGCTTGATATGAGTTACGTAATTCTTCTTTGAGTGCAACTTGAAGAATATCATTTTCTATTTTTTGGAGTTCTACCTTGAGAACATCCATAGTAATAGTGGTATGGTATTTGTCATAATATTTTGAAATCTGATTAACAATCCATTTGTGTGCATCAGAATCAAAGTAATCATCTCTCAGAACATCTCTCACATTCAGTAGAAAGCTCTTATCTGTCAGAAGAGACCCTAATACCTTTAATTGAAATCCTTTACCGTACTGATTTAATTTCTGTAATGTCATTTAAAACCTATTTCTTGAAAACCGTTAATCCTTTAAATACCTGCAACCATCCTTCTGTATTTTTGGTGATTCCTTCAATCTTATCTTGTTCTAGAAGATGCATAAATGCACCGGATTGAAGATCACCAGGATGCTCTTTTAATACTTCAAATATATGAAGAATTTCATTCTCATCCAACACAGATTCATGAAGACTCATTAATTTATAATTTGTTTCTACCTTATCCCAATCGTAAACTATTTTAGCAAAGATCTTTTTTCCTTCGAGATTTTTTTCACATACCTCGTACACATAATCCAAAGACGTATTCGGATCAGTAACTAATTTATCAAATTCAGATACTATGGTCTTAATTCCAAGCCCTTTTATACCGGTAAGGTTGTCTGAGTTATCACCTAGTAATGCTTTTACTATATCGTAATTGCTTGGATGTACCTTGAGTTCTTCTTGAATATTCTCCTTAGTGTATACAGTCTTTTTAACCGGGGCATACACGGATATACTACTGTCTATAAGCTGTAAGAAGTCCTTATCAGATGATACTATGGTGCAATGTTTACCGGCTGATGATATCTTTTTAGCCAGGAACGCAATTATATCATCTGCTTCTAGCTTTTCCATCATCAGATTATGAATAGGAAGGCATTGTATGTAATCCTGCAACCGCATCAGCTGACCAATCAATGCTTCTGTTTCTTCGGCTTTGGTTTCATACAGACCCCAATGTGTTATCTTTGCTGTAGCCCGTTGGGCTTTATAGTTGGAGTCTATATTTTTTCTATTTGCCGATCCTCCTTTTCCGTCCCATACTATTATAACTCTAGTAGGGTCAAAAGTACGAGTAACAAAAGCCAGTGATCTCAAAAAGCCCACCAGACCGCCAACATGATGGCCTGATGGGTTTATGGATTTAATCAATGAAAAGCTCCTTATCAGCATATTCATAGCATCTACTATGAGTACGTGATCATTCAATTCCCGAGGAGCAGACGGTTTGAGATTATTAAGAATAGATTTGTAGTCAGTAGCCATTAATCTAATATTCCAGGTTTGATAACATCCTCTTCTAGATCTCCTTCTTCAATCAAGTCAAAGGTAACTGATCCAATGAGGTTTAACCAATGTTCTTTGTGGTCGTTCTTGTATTTGTCTATTTCTCGTTTATCATCAGCGATAAAACCGTGAGGGGTCATAACAACCCTACCTCTAGACTGAACTCCACCAATATGGTTCTTTTCTACCTGTATATTAGTTCTTTTAGCAAATTCTACTTCCTTTCCGTCTTTTATGGCTTTGATTTTGGATGTACCTGGGTTGGTTATATTACCAAAAGTAATCACTAGGGTAGCATCATACCACATCGACATACCTCCTTTATTCTGTAACTTTGGCATTCCCATAGGGGACTCTGGTTTCATAGTCCATACTTTGTTAATAGCCACCATAGTATTAGTATAAGGAGAATTCTCTTTACGAGAAAGGAGTATCTTTTGATTAAGGTTATTACCAAACTGAGTAGACATAGCACCAGCATTCCACTCATTATTGTTTTTATTGGATTTAACTGAAAGTTCACAAGGAACTGATCCAATAGAATCCCACAAAAAGCACAGATCAAATGGTAGATTTCCTTTAGCTTGCTCATCCATAAGGTCTGCGATGTATACTGCAACATCCTCAATAGTATTTAGGGTTCCTCTATCGGCATATAAAAAATGCCCTTCGTAATCTACTACGTTGCCGTCTTGATCTCTTACCTCATTTACTTCCAATCCCATCTCTCTAACGTGATCCCATGACCATTTCATCTCCGTTATAATGAAGACCGGGAGAATGCCCATTTGTTGGGCACTCACCGCGGCTTCAATCAAGGCAGTAGTCTTTCCAGTATCACTATGTCCTCGCAAAAGGGTGATATGGCCAGTGGGTATGCCCGGTAATGAAGTAATATCTTGAAATGCTTTAGAAAGAGGAATCCACTCTTGGGCTTTGAACTTAACCGAAGCATTAGAAAATCCTTTCTTCTCTTTAAATTTGCCTAAATTAAATCCAGCCTTGACCTTGGCAGATGCGGCTTCCTGTACTGCTGCTTTCTTAGCCATAATTATTCGTTAAATAGATCGTCAAATGCAGAAACTGTATCGTTGGCCGGTTTTGCGGAAGTATCTAATGTAAAATCAGATCTAACAGGTGCCGCAGGGGTTTGTGATACTGATTCTTCTTCATCACCTGATCCCGGGGATAGGTAGTTCTGAAGTTGCTTTTTGATAAATTCGTAATCGTATTGACGATGTACCTCAAGTGGATTGGGTTGGTCTTTTAACCAAGTATCAACCTGATCATTATTATCAGAAAGTGGTGTTTGTTTTGGCTTAATACGAACAGTGGTCTCTGGGTAAGGATTACCTTGGGTCATTTCTACTACCATATCCCATCCGTTTAAAACATCTGTGAAGTCTCCGATATCTTCATCTTCTGCTAAAGCAAGTAATGCTTTATAGATAGTAACACCAAATCCCCATAAACGAACTCCTTTATCTTCTTCTCCTCGAACTACTATAGGAGCAAAAATACGAGTTTTAGGTTGTAGCTTTCCAGATAGTGACCAGTTGTCTTTATCACTAGTCTTACGTAGCTCTTTTACAAATTCCTCTACCGGGTCTTGCTTTCCAAAATTGGATAAAGCCACCATTGGGTATTTTCCAATACCGTAGTGAAAAGTTAATTCTGAAAATGGGAATGAAGGATTAAAGGCAGACGGTACAATACGAATAGTCTGCTTACCTAATTGTGGTTTCCAAAAAATGGTTGAATAGTCGGTCTTTTCTTGCTGCTGACCGTTGTTGTTTAAGGCATCTAGCTTAGCCTTGATAGCTGATAAATCCATAGATATAACAATTTGATTAAAACTTTATTTGTAATATAAGAAAAACCTTTCAGACCTGCAACTATAATTGTATGATCTGATGTAATTTTGTATTGATTCTTTTTAACTCTGGACCTTTGGTTAAAAGAATACAATTTGTGTAGTCATTCCAATTTACTCTGTAGGATGTATCTAGATGTCCTCCGTTTAACTCTTTTATTAGAGTATTGAGGGCATTAATAGTATACAAGGTATTGGATTCCTTTTTTCTATGTACTAGAATAGTATTTTCTAGGAAGTTAGATACATTACCAAAATCTACATTGTAGGTACAAATATATTCGTCCTGACTTTTTGAGTACAGAACAAAGATCTTGTTATATATTATCTTGTATTTGCTTTTTATGGTAGAAAGCACTTCATCTAGCTGATCTTCAGTAGAGAAAGTGCAGAACAGTTTATTACTCATATCATCACTAAAATAAAATTCGTCGATATCATAATCGAACGTCGGCATCACAACATTTTGCATCTTATATAAATATTAAACTGTTTTATAAAACAAAATTCTTACTATATTTGAATTTTACAGGGTATTTTCTATGTTCTTCTAGTATATCCTGTAAATCTTGTAAAGTTTCCTTGCCATCCTCTTTGCTATAGTCAAAAATTATAGCATCATATATGTACAAAGCAACTTTTGTCTTTTTATTCCGAAGATACTTTAGTACATCCTTTAAAATAAGTATATTTCTAGCGGTCTCCAAACTTTGCATCATATAATTCATGAGCTTGTGAGGATTCATGTCTTTTAACTCCTGAGTGAATGATTTTTTCGAGATTGGATTATAAATTACACCGTTTTGGTTAAATTCCTCCCATAATCCGTTAATGTATTTCTGTATTTTGTCAAATATCTCTAAAAAAGCGTACTTTTCCGGTATTTTTCCGTAAATAGCATGAAAATTAATCTGTTTTGCTTCAGCATACTCCTCGTCTGTAATTTCTTCTTTCTCAAAATACAGTTTTGCCAGCTGTTTATGTGCAGATTCTAATCCAAGATCATAGCCAATCTGATCACAAAGTAGCCTAAGGTGGTACCCATCGAAATCAAACTCAACAAAGTAGTCCTCTGTTGGGTGGAAACACTTCCTGTGTTGTTGTGTTTTAGGAATCGCAGCGAAATTAACGCTATTAAAAGCATTAGTAGGTCTAGAAGTAACATTGTATAAATTATATGAAGTTAATACTCGATTATTTCTTATACTGTATTCAGGTTCTCTGGGTGTAAATAATTCTTTGAATGGTTCATAGTAAATTCCCAATCCTGTCTGCTCTATCAGATAGAATACATTTGTAGCAATTGTATTGTAGAATTCAAACCCGGATGGAATCTCTAAATCTAAATATTGCTCAATGTAACTATACGTCTCTTCACAACGTTCAAATAATTTTGATATAGGAATCAACTGATTGATATTGCTAAACTCAGAGAACTTATTATAAAACCAAAATACTGTATTATCTTTACTAGGTATCTCTAGTCTTTCAAATTTGACCATAGAATAAAGCAAAGAAAGATCAATTGCATTCTGTAAATTAAAATGGTATAGAAGGTTTTTCTTATCTAAAACATAAAGTATATTGTATTTGGAAAGAATGTTGTAGACACGGTCTTTTGCTACGTTTAGACCTTCACTATGGTTAATTGGAATAATGTATCCTTCTTTGTGATTCAAAGGTCGGATATATAAAGCAATAGTAGAGGTAAAGCTAGGATGATAGTAATCGTGAGAAGAAATAACTTCTATATATGCTCCCTTGGTAGAATAATTTTCTAGAAGCTGTAACTGATCTGATGATTCAACTATATAAAACACTTGTATAACCTTTTCTTAAAAATACGAAAAGATTTTTATTGTACAAACTCGTCGTAGGATTTTATTTGAGTTTTTATCCAAGGAAATTTTTTTTCAGCCTGTTCTACAGCTTTTTGGTTTTTACTTGCTGCTCCTTCATAGTGATATCCGTACCATTCAATACTATTAGCCGGTTTTTTAAGAATCCATTTTAGTTCAAGACCGCTAATGTAAACTAATTCTACAAATTGATCATATTTTTCTTTTTTAACCTCAACTATTTTCTTAGTTCTTTTATCCTGTAGAAAGTACCTAATATAGTAACCTTGTTTTCTATCAAATTCTGTTGGTTGAATAATTGATGGAGTAAAAATTCTTGGTGTTGTATTTTCATAATCTGCAATAGGTTCTAACCGAAGATTATTTCTACCTGGTTCTTTTCCAGTATAATACTCTTCATTGTATGTTTGAAAGTACCATCCTACATACTCTTTTCCGTTAGGTAATAAATACTTACCACCTTGGGTGAACTTAGGATCAGAATACATAAATTTTGGTAAATCTAACATTGTATTTTTTCTTAATGCTTTTTATTTTACGTTACTATCCTTTTATAACATCCCTTTCACATGAATATGGGGTCCTGAGGAATGTCCTGAAGGTTTGTTATATTCATCATCAGCAGCAATTCTAGCACTTTCTTCATCAGCTAAAGCGGCATCATTAGAAGCAACATAAGCATCAAATTCACCTTCTAATGTTTCTCTTGCAGATACTTCTGCAGCTAAAGCGGCATCATTAGAAGCAACATAAGCATCAAATTCACCTTCTAATGTTTCTCTGTCAGATATTTCTTGAGCTAAAGCGGCATCATTAGAAACTACAT